CTCTGCGAGCATCCCGGCGTAAAGGGGAGAGACCTTCTCCCTCCACTCAGTGATGGTGTCGGCCATCTTCTCGTTCGCCTCGTCTTTAACCCCAGACACTTCGGAAAAGCGAACAAACCGCTCTTCGGGGCGCACTTCCCTGCCACCAGGGCCCTCGATAAAGATGTCGTTCTCAACTCGACTCTCTATGGTCGCTGATGAAAGCGCCACAGGGCAACAGGCGTCTGCAGCCGCAACAGCCTCATCTTCCCGCTTGGCCTGCTCTTCACCTCGAGACGAAGCTTTGGGGGGCGGTGAGTCGTCAGGCGGCGAGTCGTCTTCTGGAAGATCCGACGACCCTGGAAGAGCCGGGTCCGAGTCGATGGGCTTAGCGGCACTATCAACTCGCTGGGGAAGGGATAGCACGTCTCTGATCTTGGACTCGATGAGTGCGTCAGGGGTTACGACTCCAGCGTCAACCGCGCTCTTCACAGCCTCGACGAGCTGCTTGGGATCTCCAACCCGAATCTCACCAGCCTGCACATAGGGGTAGTTGGTAACGCCTGGATAGTTCCAGTTGACCAGCCTCTTGATTATTGCATGAGGGCCTTGAGACATCGTTGTGGCGATGTTGTTCGCGGCCTGTTGAAGCGCCATCGTGTAGTGATCGAGCTGGCCCTGAATGAGGCTGTACGCGCCAGCAGACTCGCCCGTGAATAAAAACTGGCACAAGGCGGCTCGAGCCATGTCCTGACCGGCTGCTACGCGAGCATGGCGAATGGCGTCTGCCTTCATGGGGCACTCAGTCCACTCAAGGTTGAAGCCCTTCGGGAACATCGCAAAGGATCGAATGCCCGCGCGGAGCTCTCTCAGGATGATGTTCACCTGAGCCACGTCGCCGGGATTAGCACCGGGCTCGACAGTCACCGTGGGTATGCCGTAGGCGCTCCGTTCGTAGCCAGTCGCTTCCAACTTCAGGTAGGTGCGTCGTTGCCGCCATGCCCCGTAGCAGGGGCGAAGGATGCCCATTGGCTCGGGATTGTCCCCCGAAGGTTGGAACCTAAAGAGAACCAACTTGTCTGGGGGGAGGACCGGGCCTTTAAAGAGCCCTGTGTTCGCTGATGGCGAGGCGCCAAGCGCCGGATCTGACGGGTCGGGCCACTGGGTAAAGCCATAGCGATTGTCTTTGTATTTCTGCCAGTGATAAACGGTCCACGGCAAACGAGGCGAAAGCTGATCGATGACCGTGGCCTGCAGTTCTTTGTCGTAGCGAGCTACAACCTCAAAAGCACTGAACCCCCGCCAAGTGAACTGCACCGCCTGCTCAAGGAAGTCGTTCCAACCACCGCGCATGTGCTCAAAGAACACGCTCTGGACGAACTCCGCGATCTCTACGTCTCTGGGGTCTTCAGACCCTGGCTGGATAGACCACTGAACCGAAAGGAGGGGCAGCGTCCAGGCAAGACGAATCGCTTGAGCGACAGGATCTTCGCGAACCATCTGATCCACGATGCCCACTTCGTCGAAGCTACCGCGCCAACTGTACGGGGACAGGTTGTTGTTGGGGTCCATGTCGATCTGCCCGCCAATGAGCGGGACTCCGACATAACCCTTTACAGAGCTCAGTCGCGCCTCGTTAAGTGCGGTCAGATCAACGTGCTCGGGATAAACCGACACGGGCTCGCCTGACTCAGAGGCGCGCTCCACATCTCCCTTAGAGACCCACAAGGGCCACTCTTTTCCGACTTTGACGTACTCGTTCTGGGGGGTGGTCACGATAAAATCCTAACAGCTTGCGAGTACGAAGCAATTACCAGTTGTCTGGGTGGTCTCTTGGGTCAGCCCAAGCGTGGTTTGCCATAATTGTGTTTGTTGGGCCAGCGTTTAAGTCCATAACCGACGCGGCATCCATAACACCGTGGCGGTTAATTACGAAATACCTCAAGGCATCAACGGCATGGTCTGTTCGATTATCTTTTGCCGGATACGGGTCACCGGGCTTGTTCTTTGGGTATGAGTATCCCATCAAAGCGCCGTGAATGCCGACAACCCCGTCTGGGTACTGTCCGGTCCTCTTTGGCTCTGTCAGGTGCTTGGCAACGAACAGCTTTCGGTCGCCTTTGTGATTTTCAAACAGGGCTCTCGTGGCTTCAATGCCTGCCGGAATGTGCCTGTCGGAGGGAGCTGTCGTGTAACGCATCCCTCCAGCTAGCACCCCTGACGAGCGAAGCACGCGCTCATAGCACTGGATTGAGCTGATGCCGGTCTGGGCATTCCTGCTTTTGCCCGCAGGATCGCAGAAAACGTCGTTAATGACGATGCCGTAGTCAGCGCACATCCGAGCGCAGTCGTATGCGTGGCTTTCTTCAAGCGTATCGGCGCCAACAACCTCCTCGACGATGACCTCGACCTCTTTCCCGTCTACCACCCGGTCTTGGATGATGCAGAAATAGGGTCTTCTCCCCCCGAAATCCAGAGCGGCGTAGGTGGGAGCGTCCTGGTCTGGGAACATTTCAAGAAGGGACGCGCCTATTCTTGGCTCGTAAGTGAAGTAAACAACGCCCTCAAGGATGACAAACTCGCCCTCGAGGTACGCTCTCGCCATACGATCCGAGAGGTTTAGGCTGTCTACATAGTCGGCTGGAAGGTGAGGATTGTCTCTCGACGATGCTCTGACCACAGCTCGACCCGGCAAACCCTTGCCGAGCTCCTCATAGAGCCAGTTCATGGCCGGAACCGTCGATATTGAGCGGCGATGCACGGGAGCCCGTGGATCTCGGATACGAGAATTGAAGATCCGCCACGCTTCATGGGTCGAGAGTCTGGCCTCGTCCATGATTCCCCAGCCATACGTTCCGCCTTCGATGGAGCCGGGATCATCCAGCGATCCAAAGAACCAGTCGGTTCCCCCGCGACTGGCTGGCGTCTTCGGAGACCCGATGTCCAAGGTAAGTACCCGATCCTGCGCGTTCCACTCTCGGGCAAGGGGTCCTAGGCAGTCTTTCGCCTTTTCCCTGCCTCGAGGCCACCGAGCTGCGCCTGGAAACAGGGACACAATGGTTGGGTAAAGGGTTTTTCTCTGAACCGGAAAGGACGGTGAGCAGAGAATGCCGGGTATGCCGGGGAGGTAGCAGGTGTTCCTAAACGATTCGGCTATAGCCCAGGTGGTTTTCCCCGAGCCCCATCCGCCGAAATAGGCAACAATCGGCTCAGTCTTGGCATGGGCTTCGAGCTGTTTGCCGAAGGGCTGATAGTCGATGGTCAGTTCCATCAAACTGCTTTGAGTTCTCCGAAGGGTCCGGCAGGCAGATTCATCGCCACCGTCATCGGTTCTCCCTGGCTGGTCACGTCCACCCGTCCGATAAGTAGCCCCTGCAGTTTAGCCAAGTGGCTTTCCCACTTGAGCAGCGCCATCGAGTACCGAAACTCATCTCGAGGTGGAAGATCTACGGTGCGAACCCCGCGACTGTTTGGTCTGCCTGCCAGGTTGAACCGGATCCGGCGGATCTCTTCAAGGCAGTTCTCAATAGCCAGGGTCAGATTACCCGCCTGCTGCTCGCGGCCCTGCTCAGACCACAGCTCATAAACCGCCTTGATGTCTTTCTGGATCGTTCCCTGAGAAACCCCATACTTCGCGGCCAATTCCTTCTTCACATCCCCATAGCTCATTCGCTTAGCGAGCATCGCAGAGACATCGGCCCTTCTCTGCTCTTTATTTGCTTTTTGAGGAGTTACTTTCACGAGTTTTCCCGTCGCAGATCTTGTAGTATTTCGCGGAACAGTTTAGGGTATTGATCGGCTTAACGCCTTAACCTGGAGGTAATACCATGTCATCTTCTGCTGCGGTTGTGCAACCGCTTCTTACGGTCAACGAGGTTGCGGAGCTCCTTGGAGTCCGTCCTCGCACCGTTTACGACCTTGCCAAACTCGCTGACACCGATCCAAAAGATCCAAAGGCGCTTCCTTTTATGTTTCGCGTTGGCGGTTCTTGGCGAGCCCGCTCTTCTGACGTGAGTTCTTGGATCGAACAGCAGGCAACATCACGACGATGAGCGATGGGGAGAGAGACAGTGGCAAAGAGGTGGAGTGCGGTAACTCGTTCGTTGTGGTCAGACGCCCGGTTTCTAGGTCTAAGCGGCCCAAAACCAAACGCTCAGACGTTGTGGATTTATCTTTTGACCGGCCCTCATCAGGGGCCGATACCGGGGTTGTTCCCGGTGGGGGTTGGCGCGATAGCGGACAACTTAGGGTGGACCCTGAAGGAGGTCCGAACTGCTCTCGCAGAAATACGAGACGCCGGTATGGCTCTTACAAGCGAGCGTCCAGCCCTGATCTTCCTTCCGAGGGCGGTGACCCATAACCAGCCGTCGAATCCGAACATAGTCAAAGGGTGGAGATCCCACTGGGACGAACTTCCCGAGTGCCCCCTCCGAGACCAGGCCCTTTTCATCCTGTTCCGCTCCATCAAAGAAACGATGAAGCCTACGTTCAGCAAAGTGTTCCAAGAAGAGTTCAAACGTGCCCATGCTCGCCCGGTGGACCCCAGTCCAAACCCTTACCTAAAGGGTTCCCCGAACGGTATGGCAAATAATGACCAAGACCAAGACCAAGAAATAAATTGTCCAACGGAAACGGAATCTGAGCCTGAAGAGGATAAACCCTCCGAGGCTCTGAGCCGGACGGAGAAGCGTCCAGATTACCCAGAGGCACTCCGACTAGCCTTAGCCCTCAAAAACGCAATACAGACGCACTCAGAGGCCTACGCTGCGAAGATTGACGACAAGCAGATCTCTTCTTGGTCGATGTTGCTCGAAAGAATGATCCGAAGGGACAAAGCTAAGCCCGATGAGATCGAAGCCGTGATCCGATGGGCCCATATCGACGATCCCAAAGGCTTCTGGCAACCGAACCTTCTCTCAGCCAGCTCACTGCGAAAGCAATATCCGCGACTCCTCCTACAAGCAAAAAAAGCAGGAGCCATACAGCGCGTCGTAGATGAAGCCCAATGGAAAACCGAACACGGCACATGGGCAATCCGCGTAGGACAACGCACCGCAGTCACCGGAGGTTCCTTCACAGGCCCTGCACTCATCGCTGCAGCTCGTCTAGAGGGCGTACCCATACCCGAACCTGGAGCAGCAGGTCGAATCGCATCCTGGGCCGTCTCACGAGCTTGACACCATATTGACAGAAACGGTTTTTGGGTCAGAAATCCCGAGAGGGGTTCCTCGGAGGCCCTCAGAATCGATTTGTAATTTTTCACCTTGACTTCTCAGCAGAATACAGACCAGTAAAGCGATCAGGGATCCTAGCGTCCGATAATCTGTATTATGTAAACTTTTCGGTCTAAATCGCACCTAACTATGCGAGATCGCAAGGGAAACGAGCGTCCGATCCTGGGTCCCTAGTCCGCACGTGGGGGCCTTTTCTGGACCTCGAGCAAGGGGGGATCAATCCCGCCAGGTCAGCCCTAATCTCCTGCCGCTCATCCCTATCGCATAGCACTTGACTATCTGCCCTCAGTACCTGCGCCATTCGCACTACTGCGCCTCAAAATACTTCGATCTTTCTTCCCTTATTCCCGACATTATCCGCGAGATTCGCGTAGTATATATACAGACGTTAGGGAACAACTCCCCGACACAACCAAAGGGAAAATCACCATGATCACTTTCGCAATTATCAATGTAGTCCTCGCAACCCTCGCCACAGTAAGCGCCTAGACCATGAGTTACATCTACAAAGTTACTTTGATTATCGAGAGCGAAGAGAGTCCCAGCACCGTGTTTGATCTCGCTATTGAAGCAGGCGAAAAACTGGCCGAGGACGTCAACGGAACCACCGACAGTGACGACGCTTGCGTCCAGTCAATGAGTCAGTCCGACTACAACAAGCTAAGGAGCTAAGACCATGGGAACCATACGAGATCAGAAAACAGGCAAGACCATTGGCACCGTATCTCTACTTATGGACTGCACTGGCTACCGATACTGGGAAGGCCAGATCAAAGACGGACCTTGCAAGCGTTTCTATTTTGTGGATCACGGCGTAGGCAGTGGCGTGGGTGCTACTTGCGAGTTCGAAGCGGTCCGCTGGGTAATGGATCGAGCAGAAGAGCAAGGGGCCGAAGAGGAAGAGGCTGAGGAGGAAGTAACGATCTACCCGGTCTACATGCATCTAATGGGGCTAGTTCCAGAATGATCACCGCTCTACTGATTAGCTTCCTAGCTTCCTGCGCCGTCGTCACTGAGATAGCGCGTCGAATCTGACCTCTGATCACTGCCTGCGGACTGAGGTATCGCAGGTAGAAATTAGCAGCCAGATTAACAACCAACTAACAACGGGAAAAAGTAATGCAAAACAAAGTCACCATTGTACGCGGATTCGGGACCAAAGGCCCGTCCGGCAACGTCAAGATTAAATCACAACACGGGAAAATTAAAGTCTTCGCGACTTACCGCGAGGTAGGATCGTCGTGCCCGTCAGACTGCGCTCTATTAAACGCGGGATGCTATGCCCAACAAGGGAACGTCAATATTCACCAAAGACGCGCCGGAACTGAGACCTTCGATCCGGTAGCGTGGGCCGAAGGTCTACCGCTCGGATCGTTGATCCGGTGGAACGTATCTGGTGACGTGGTCGGATCTGACGGCGCCGACTATCGCGACGCGATCCATGAGGCGCACACTAGAAGACCCGACTTAAAAGGCTGGTCATACACTCACGCATGGTCTGATAAAACCATAGTGCAATGGATGCAAGGTCTACCGGACAACGTGCGAATCGTGGCAAGCATGGACGATCCGAACGATGCCGATCGGGCCCGATCTATGGGGTGGCGTACCATCGCGCAAGTAACAGAAACCGCAGACGGCAAAGGGTTCACCGATGATGAGGCGCGCAAGGTACGTGCTGAGACTGGCGCGCTACCATGTCCGGCGCAACGGGTTGATCTAGGCTGCGCCGATTGTCAAGCATGTGGTCGCGACGGGTTGATCTCGTTTGCTGTACATGGGCCCGGACAGAAGAAAGCGCGCGTATCACTGGCAGCACGCCGATCTTTGGCTCTAGCATGATCCGTTTCATTATCGCGATCGCGTTGACTACCTTCCTGCTAGGACTATTCGACGCCGCTTGCAGAGGCGCTTTTAAGTAACAAAGCAACAACGACCAACAACGGACCCCGATCGGCATTACCCGATCGGGGTCTTTTTTTGTCCTGCTATCAGGATCTCATTGACTCGTTTTGAGCGCAGCTCAAGATCGGAACTCCAGACCTGGACGCTAGGCGACTTTTACCCGCTACCCTTGTCGCGGTATTCGCAACAATTCGCGAAGGAATAGGGGCCATTCTGGAGCCTCGTTTTTTCTTGCCTATTCTCGAAAAATCGATTGACGGATCTTCCCTTTTCAGATCTAGATCGGGCCTTTTTTGCTTGTGCCTTGCACGTAGATCGGCGGAGTCCTGAGCTGGCCTGTACGGCCTCGCGATTTCTGAGGGTATAGGGGGCCGGGGCGCACAAGGCGGTCGATTCTGGGGCCTCTGGAGCGTTGACTTTTTCCGGTCAATTT